TGTACGGTACGAACAAATCGGCAGCTGCGGTGTACACGGTTATATCAATTTTGCGTTTGGTGTCAAATGTTCCTTCAACGTCCCATTTGTCGAATGTCGCGCGCGGGGACAGGCACCAGATGTTCGCGGTCTTTTTGCACACCATCACATAGGCCAACGGTTTTACCGCTTTCATGTCATAACCATATTTGGTGTCCACAAACAGCGGGTCATAAATCAATTGGCCATGATCATTGCAAATGTGTGAACGCGCTTTGACCTCTAACGGCTTATTTGTCCACGGCAGGCAAATATCCTTTTCATGGCGTGTGATCCATTCCTGTGTTTTGTCTATTGGTGGCTCTGGGATCGAGCATTGCACCCCGCGCAATTTCAGGCGGTCTGCAACAATGCCTGCCCAGTATGCGCCTTCACGGATTGCGGCAGGATAATCAAATGTCATGGTCATTGATGCGGGTTGCTCAACATGTACAGCACATATTCCATGTCTGATGGTTTCCACACAGCTGAATACACCCCAGCCTGTTCAAATGCCATCAGCCAACGTTTCTGCAATGGGCTTGTTTTGCCTTTTTCGCTTTTCAATTCGATAGCCAAAATCTTTGCGCCCGTAGGGTGAATGAGTAGCAGATCAGGAAAACCAGCATCACCTTGAATGTGTGTGGCCCATGCGCCGCGCTTGTTCATTGCTGGCAGGTCATGGTGAATGAGCCAGCCATAACGTTTTGCTACACCAATGACCAGGTCTTTGAATTCGCTTTCAGTCATTGCTGCCATAGTCTTTGTGAATTGAGCGCGCCCAAATTTCCCTTGATATATGTTCGCTAGACCAACGCAAATGGGCTATCACATCGTCTTTTTTTAGGTAGTCATCACTTTTTTGCATTTCATCAATAAGGCGCACAATGCGGGTGAGTAGCAAAACCTGTTGTTCTAATGTCATTTCAATGCCTCAATTACTGCGCTGGCCTCATGGCTTTTCAATAGTTCCAAAACAGCATCATCACGGTTCACGGTGCGCTGTATAAATTCCAACAAATTCAAATCGTCCATGTTTGCGTCCTTTGCCAATTTCTTGATGTAGCCCAGCTGTTTAGGTGTAGCAAACGCGCCTTGAGGTATATGCACCTGGGCGCTCGATGCGACTTGACCACCTTGACGTTCTACCTTTTGCATTTCCTCACGCGAAGGCCGTTTGCCTTGTGTGGCAAATCCCATGTTGGCTAGGCATCGGCCCAAACTAGATGTTTCACAATTTTCCACAAATGATGTGGCATTTACGCCGCGGTCTGTGTGGATTTCATGCGCGTATCCCGTAGCTGTTGGGTGTGCATCATCGCGGTGTTTCCAGATCACGCTGCGAACAATGCAGGTGTCCCCGTCATAGTTCATCAATGTGGTTTCAACGCGCCCGTCTGGGTATGTTTCCCAAAATCGGTTCAACCGTGTTTCTACGGTTTCGTAATTGGATAGGTCAAATGCCATTGGTGTTTCCTTCTGTCTGTTTTCTAGTTGTTCTCTGCGTTTCGCATCGCTTCGAATGTTGTTTGCTGTGTGGAAATTGTATTTGGAACGCTCATTTGATGTGTAATAGCGCGCCATTGGTTTACAGTTCGCCGCCTAATTCCTCTATGCAACGCAAACATGTTTCTGCATAGATTTCATTGCCTGACAAATCAAAATCCGTTTTCATTACTTTCAACGTGCGGATCAGGTAATCATCACGTTTGGGTTTTGCAACGTGTGCTGGCCTGCAAATATCATCAATGAGTTTCATCATTGCGTGTGTTTGTGGCGTTACTTGCAGATCAATTTTGTCTGTAATCATTTTGCGTGTTTCCTCTGTCATGGAATTTTCGGTGAATGGTGGTTCGATCATTTGGCTGTGCGCCAGGGTGACCAACCTGACCGTGTCCAAATAATCAAACCTGCTTTTAGGTTAGTTTGTGCCTGTAACAGGTTTTCACATGATGTGATCACGCCTGCTTTTTGTAGGTAGCTGTTCGGGCCTTTGCACCAAAATGAGTTGATCTGCATGAGGCCATAGGATTGTCCTACGGTGTCTTTTTTGTTGTGTGCGTTTGGTGTGCATCGACTTTCGCGCTGCATAACCATTTCAAGTTTTGAGCGCTGTTCAACAGGCCAACCCAGATTGACAGCCAGCGCGCTAAATTGCTCACAATTTGTGGCTGATGGGTTGATGTAGAAAACCGTGGTTGCCGTTGATGTGGTGGTGGTTGGTTCAATCAGGAACGGTGCCAGCGCAATAGTGGTTCCAGTTGGCTCTGATTGGCCGTTTAGAGGCCCTAGGGCAAGCGCAAAACCTGCTACTGCTGAAATGATGCCTGCCACAATTTTGGTTGCTGTATTGGTCATTTTTTCTCCAATTGGTATGGAACGCCCCAGGTGTCCCCAACGGCGTTTTTGAATGACAGTTGGGCATGCAGCACCTGTTGTGTGTCTGGGTCACGAAAAATTTGCACTAGCACCATTTGGTTGGTGTCCAAACTGGTGGTGTAAACCTCATAGAAATATGTTTTTGCGTCAGCCATATCTGCTTATCCTTCTGTCAGGGATAAGAACACCCTACGGGGCGGGTGTGGCTGGGTCAAGCATTACAGCTGGCGGGGTTTTATCGCCCACAAAATAGAACCAATGCCAGGGTTCAGCGGGCATTACCTCTAAAGACCAACCGTAATTTGGCGCGTTCTCACACAACCATTTCCACAGGACGGGGTCAGAGGTTCCTGCAATATCGACTGCCAATCCCAGGTTGTGCCGTGATGATCCAGGTGCGGCCAATGGTGCGTTCCCTGGCTTCAAATAGTATTTGCGGCCTTCCCACGTTCTAGTTGACGCGCCAGCAATTGGTTCCAATGTGTAGCGCTGTAAGAAACCAGCCTTTTGTTGGGCTAGTGATCTGTAGGTATCGCCCGCGCTGGTTGGTTTGAATTGTTTGATGCCTGATGCAAAGGCGGCTTGACGCATAGCCACCCAACTAGCAGCTGCTAAATGATGCAATTTGCCCATTGGTTTGATATCGCGCAATAGGTTCATTGGCAATTCACCTGGTTTGCAATGCGCCAGATCCGCTGGCAATACCAGTTTTCTAATCGGTGGTTGCACTAGATCCTGACTTTGATTTTAGGCCATTCGATGCCACAAGGCCAGAGAGGGTGCCAGTCAAAAACACCAGCAACGTTGACAGCAAATCAATTAGTTGTGCATCTGTTGGTGCCTGCTCTGTTGGCTGATCCACAAACAAAATTCCGTAAATGAACGCCATGACGGTAAATGAAAAACATATAGCCATCAGACGGCCAACAAAAACAATTAGCCCTGCGTGTTGTTGTTCTGGTGTTTTAGTCACAGGCGGCCTTTGTGAAACATTGATATTCGATATTAGTTTTTGAAACGGTGCAACCACTACAACCCCAAACCACTACCGCAATTAGTAGCGAATATCCCAGAAAATAACGCCATCGCATTACAAGGCTGGCGGGTATGGGTTTGCGTCTTTGATTGCTTGAACGGCGGTTTCCCATGCTTCTTGAGTGTTTGTTCCGCGTTGCCATTCAAAGAAAAGGCCGTCTGATTTGGCTTCGTATTGTGTGCGGCGTGTCGTTTCAACAATTGTCACTTGGTTTTGGTAGTCCACTTGCGCCCATTGTGCGTCTAGTTCGGCTTGTGTTGGTTTTGGTGTTGTGTCCAACCATTCAAGACCGTCATAGGTGTTACCGCTAAGCGCCCATTGTTGGTCAGCGTAATTGGTTGCAAGGATTAGTGAATAGTTGATCATGCGCTTATTTCCATCAAAGTAATTGTTGCCCTTGTATTATCAAAACAAAAATATGATGTGCCAGCGCCAGCTACTTTCATAGCAACGGTGTAGGTAGTTGCCGACACAGTTGCAGGACTATCCAAAATTATTCCTGAACTGTGCGTGCCGTTAGTTCCCGAAGTCATGTTGACATAGGCTTTAGAAAAACCGTTAGTTGCACCAAGGTTTGTGCCTGCCGTAGTTCCTCTAAAAACTGTTGTGTACACGTCCTGACCGTTTGTAGCACCAATGCCACCCGAATACAAAACCAAAACGGTGTTAGATGTGCTGGTAGGGGTAATAGTTGCCGTCAAACCAACGCTCACATAACTTGTGCTAGATGTGCTGAACTGTGTAGATAATGTGCCTTGAACAACTTGCAACACGCGAAACGCGCCGCGCAAATTATTCATCTGTCCAGCGGTCAAAACCTGACCAGCGGTAAAACTGGCTGGGAGTGTGGTTGGTGTAGCCATAAGTACCCCTATCCTAAGACATTTTCTGCGTCAAGTACGCCATAGATTGCGTTGTCAAGTATTAGCTCAAACACAATTGTGGTCGGTGCCGTTGACAGCATGATGCTGTGCCCTGACGTGACGCTGATGGTGTGTTCAATGCCTTCCACGCTCAGTTCCTGGGCTAGTTGGCTGGTACCAGATCCGCTTTGAAAACTCTTTTCAATGGTGATGGTGTTGCCTATTTCGATGTTGGCCACGGTGTCGCGCTGGGCGGTGGTCAACATCAGGAAATCGGTTTCTACGCTGGTGTAGCGGGCCTCTGGTTCGCCGTTGATCAGGTAGGCAGCTGCGGTGTCAATGCTGGTTTGTTCGTGTAGCAGGCTGTTGGTGATGCTGGTGGTTTGAATGAAATATGTGGCAATTGAGGCCAGATCCTCTGCTGTGGCTGTGTTGCCGTTTAGGCCTGTGACTACGGCGCGGTTTACTACCGCATCAGCTTCGAATGATATGCCTACGCCGTTGTATGGGATATTCGTGCCATCGTCATGAAAATCAGCCACGCTGGCGGAAAGCGTATTCCCCACGCGATTTTGAAATGTCAGTTTGCCGTCCGCGCTCATGAACAGGCGGCCAAATTCTGCGGTGCTGTTGATTTGGCTGATGTATTGCAAAACGTTTGTTCCAGCAGGAACGGTGTATGCGGCGGCGTGGCCAAGGTTGACGGTGCCTGTGGCAATGTCACGGTCAGCCAACGGGAAATCAACCTCTGGCAAATCTAGGACTGTTTCTATGCGTTCGCCTGATGTTTCGGCGGTGACGTTTAGTTCGTCTAGGTAGGTCTGTGCCAGCAAATAGAATTGGTCAGCGCAATACACCGTGACGGTGTCAATGCCACCCAGCGCAAAGTTATAGTCATAATTGACCACATAGCCGTTGAACAGATCGTGTGCCACGTTGCTGGTGTCGTATCTAATGAGGCGCACCTCACGCATCGGCGCTAGTCCAGGCTTTGCTTCCGCGGTGTCCCAATAGGGCGAATTTTCATCAAAGGGATTGAACACCCCGCCCGCCAATGTGTCGTTCAAAGTGAATGACATTGTGCCCGCGCTGAATTGGTCACCAACATCACGCCGTCCGCGCTTGACGCTGATGCCAATACACCCGTCCATGACGCTGGCAAATTCGCCTTCACCGTCCAAAACGTATTGAGTATTGTCCAGCACCCCGCGCGTTGCATCGTCCAATGTGAACGCATTGATTGAAAACCCTGTGGCTACTTGTAAATCATAATTTCCGCTGTCAATTACAGCAACGCCTGGCATCACGCCACCTGAATGTTTGCTGGGCCAGCGCTGCGGTTGTAGGCGCGTATTGCGTTGACCACAGCTTGACCAATTTCGGCGCTAGTTGCCAAACCGCCGTTGACGTTGACGGTTACACCGCCACCCATGCCACCTAATCGGTCTAATGGGATCACAGCCTCTGGGCCGTTTCCCTCTCCGATGAGCGCCAATGTTGGGCCTGTGACAATGCCGCCTTCCGCCAAACGCGGTATGTTCATGCGCCCTGGTGCAGGTGTTTTTGATCCGCCTATGGTTGGCAAATTCACATGCGTGATGGTGCTGATATCTGGCGCAATAGGAATGGCGTTATATGCGCGAATGATCCCGTTCACCATCATAATTGCACCATTCACCACGCTTTCAAACGCGCCCAAAATGCCGTTTATGATTAGGTCAACACCTGTTTTGAACCAGTCAAATTTGTTATATGCAACTACCAGCGCGGCAACAAGTAGCGCTACACCCGCCGCAATAAGGCTGAATGGGTTGAGCGCCATTGCAATGTTGGTGGCAACACTGGCGGCTGCAACTATGCCAATGGCGGCTGCA